GTCCTCAATCTACGGTAACTGGTCCTACTGGTCCTACTGGAGTTGCCGGTCCCAGTGGACCTACCGGATCTCAATCTACTGTAGCTGGTCCTACGGGTCCTACAGGTTCTCAATCTACTGTAGCTGGTCCTACAGGAGTTACTGGATCTATGGGATCTCAAGGTATTGCAGGTCCTACAGGTTCTCAATCTACTGTAACTGGCCCTACAGGAGTTACTGGAGCTACAGGGCCAGTTGGTAATGCAACAGCATATACGGGTAGTGCAGGTACTACCGGTCCTACCGGTCCCGCTGGTTCCGCTGGTTCAACTTCGGGTGGGTCTTCAATCCTTTCTGGAACAACTATACCTGCTAACTCAGGTTCTACTGGAACAGTTTTTTTTAATACAGCTGCGAACACAATATATCAGCTGCAGCCCGGAATAGTTCCAGTTCAACCCGACACAGTACCAGGGCTACTTTTATGGTTAGATGGTGCCGACCCATCTGGTTCTGGAATAGCTCCGACAGTAAATTCTACACTTGTTACATGGAGGGATAAGTCATCCTATAACGTTAATTCAACTATTGTAGGAGGGAGTTTAATATTCAGAGGAACTACTCTTGGAATTTCTAATGGCGGTAGTACATACTTAACACTACCTAGTGGAACATTGCCATCCGGCAATTCTTCTTTTTCATTTTTTATAGTTATGAATCCAACTTCAAATAGCAATAACTATCTTCTAAATATCGGCAGCAATAATTCGCCGGGTCAAATAGTCGGATTGCAGATGCGTGGTTCAGATATAGATTTCTTTTCACCAGATTTAACAAGTACCGTTCCACCAACAAATACAAGATCAATTGTAATGATATCATACGCAAGTTCAACTCTTCAACGCTCAATTAGAGTAAATGTTACAAATAGTAACAGTTCTGCGATAGGAACTGGAATGAATACTCCTGCATCACCACAACAAATTGGTGCTTATGTTGGTGGATCAGCCATATTTAATGGCAATTTTTGCGAAGTTCTTGCATTTTCCGGAGAATTGACTACACTAAATCGCCAGTTTATAGAAGGATACTTAACTTGGAAATGGAACATCAATTCATATCTTCCAGCTAACCATCCACATTATTCTAGTCAACCGGCTACCACCTCAGGAGTAGTATGGAATAATTTATTTAATTTAGGCGGTCCTCAATCACAAGTAGTATTTTACGGAACAAACTCAGCACTTACCGGAAGTGAAAGATTTACATTTAACAAAGACACAAGTTCGATATCTTTGTCAGGTATATCATACGCCTCAAATCATGTAAACACGTCCGATAAACGACTAAAAGATAATATTATAACCATTGATTCCGCTTTATCAAAAGTTACTAAACTCAGAGGTGTATACTTCGATGCTTTACTTGAACCAAATGATCCAAGAAGTGTTGGGGTAATTGCCCAGGAAGTTGAAACAGTATTTCCAGAAGCGGTATACACCGACAATACATATCAAGCCACAAAATCAGTATCTTATGGAAATTTAGTTGGGCCATTAATTGAAGCCATAAAAGAGCAACAAGTTATGATCACGGCACTACAAGAACAAGTTTCGATACTTATGACGAGTAGTACGGCTAATTAAAATAACATTACCTAATAATGAGTGCTTCAGAATATACAAATAAAAAACACTCCAATGCTCTTGTGAACGGTGAAGTGTTTTCGGATAAAGGTAAGCATCCTCTTCATCAAACAATTGGTAAAGTTTTAAAGAGAATGAGTGCACCGCGTGGTTATGTTGCTCAACCTATAATTTCAGCTACTACAACCACAATTCCCCCCGGTTCTACCATAGTTTCTACATTTGCTGGAAGTTCCCGGGGGAGGGTAGATGGATCAGGAATCGCTGCTCAGTTCACGGATATTACACTTATGAAGACAGATTCATCTGGTAATTTTTATGTAGGAGACACTCCAACTCTAAGAAAAATTACACCCGCCGGAGATGTAATTACACTTGTCGGACTAGGATTTGGTTATCTTGACGATACCGGAATTAATGCTCGATTTAATAACATAGCCGATACGGCTATAGCATCAAACGGTAATATTTTTATATGTGATGACACGTCTATAAGAATGGCAACACCTACTGGCGTCGTAACAACTTTTGCCGGTAGTGGATTAAATAGGGGATATATTGATAATGTAGGGGCTAGTGCTCGATTTAATAACCCGGCTGGAATTGCAATAGATTTGATCGGTAATTTATATGTATCAGACGCGGATAACAACTGTATAAGAAAAATTACACCTGCCAGAATAGTAACAACATTTGCTGGAAGTACAGGAGGATTTCAGAATGGAACTGGGACCGATGCTCAATTTAATAACCCGAGCGGAATTGCAATAGATTCAGCTGGTAATTTATATGTATGCGACAGTCGTAATAATCGCATCAGAAAAATTACACCTGAGGGAGTTGTTACTACACTAGCTGGAAGCACACAGGGATTTCAGAATGGAACTGGGACCGATGCTCAATTTAATAACCCGATCGGAATTGCACTAGATTCAGCTGGTAATTTATATGTATGCGACTATGATAATAATCGTATAAGAAAAATTACACCTGGAGGACTTGTTACTACAATAGCTGGAACAGGCGTTGCAGGTTATCTTGATGGTTTGGGGGTCACTTCTCAATTTAATAAGCCACATGGAATAACTATAGATTCGGCTGGTAGTTTATATGTTTCGGATTATCAAAACTTTAAAATCAGAAAAATTACATTTTCATAATTTTTATTTAAAATAACATTACCTAATAATGAGTGCTTCAGAATATACAAGTAAAATACACTCCACTGCTCTTGTGAACGGTGAAGTGTTTTCGAATAAAAATAAGCGTCCGATTCAAGGAAGCATTCTTAGTTTTTTAAAGAGAATGACGGGCCCCCGTGGCTATGTTGCTCAACCTACAACTACACTTCCAGCTATAACTACAACTACACTTCCAGCTATAACTACAACTACACTTTCACCTACAACTACAACTACACTTTCACCTACAACTACAACTACACTTTCACCTACAACTACAAGTACTACAATTCCCATGATTTCTAACTCGGTATCTACATTTGTTGGAAGTACAGAAGTGTTTGGACCTGGATATCTTGATGGAATAGGAACTAATGCTCGATTTAATTTTCCACGATCAATAGTCCTAGATTCAGCTAATAATATATATGTATGTGACATTGGTAACAACCGTATCAGAAAAGTTACACCTTCTGGAGTAGTAACAACATTTGCTGGAAGTGGTGTTTTCAGTTACCTCGATGCTACGGGAACTAATGCTCAGTTTCATAGTCCATATGGGATAACTATAGATTCAGCTGGTAATTTATATGTATGCGACAATGGCAACAATAAAATCAGAAAAATTACACCTGAAGGAGTTGTTACTACATTTGGTAGCATGAGTTTTAATAATTTACACGAACTTACAATAGACTCAAGTAATAACTTGTATGTATCAGAAAGTGGTGCCAATCTTATTAGAAAAATTACACCTGAGGGAGTTGTTACTACACTAGCTGGAAGCACACAGGGATTTCAGAATGGAACTGGGACCGATGCTCAATTTAATTTTCCACGATCATTAGTTCTGGATTCACTAAATAATTTATATGTATGCGACAGTCGTAATAATCGCATCAGAAAAATTACACCTGAGGGAGTTGTTACTACACTAGCTGGGGAAGGTAGTGCTGGTTACGCTAATGGCACAGGAACAAGTGCTCAATTCAATAATCCAACAGGAATAGCTATAAGTTCATCTGGTGACTTATATGTGGGCGACCATGGTAACCATCGTATCAGAAAAATTACACCTACAGGAGTTGTTACTACAGTAGCTGGAACAGATGCTGAGGGTTATCTTGACGGTGATTTAAGCGTTGCTCAGTTCGGTAGTCCAATAAATGTTGCATTTGATTCACTCGGTTACTTATACGTAACCGACTTTTATAATCATAGCATTAGAAAGATTAGTCTTTGATATTTTTATTTAAAATATCATTAACTAATAATGAGTGCTTCGGAACATACTTATTTGAAAAAGAAAATTGCTCTTGTGAAAAGTGATGTTTTTTCAGATAAAGTTAAACATCCGATTTATCAGAGCATTCGTGGCTTTTTAAAGAAATTATCTAGACCGGCGCTCTATATTGCTCCTTCTATTACAACAACCACAACCAATTTGCCGGAATATGTAGCTCCTCCTACAGGGCTTACTGGTGCATTAGGTATATTTAGCTATCCAAGAAATATATTGTATTCGTTACACGGAATAAACTTTTATGGCTATGGAATGGCATTGGCACCAACAAGAATATATTATACATCTAATGATTTTAATGTTAAGTACCAAGATCTTACTACAGGTTCGGCGGGAAATATCGATATTATTACACAATACGCTACTATCGGTATGTTATATACCGATACGCTGATATACGTAACCGGCAACGATACAAATAGATTATTTATTTATAATAAATCCGATAAATCTATACTTCTTAAATTTGAAAATGGGGAAGGATTTATTGACGGAAATAGCACCACTGCTAGATTTTTTCGACCAGGTGCAATGTGTATAGACCCAATAGGTAATATATATATATGCGATATACTGAATCATTCTATTCGTAAGATGGATACGTCTTATAATATTACGACTCTAGCAGGAACTGGCGTTGCTGGGTTTCTTGATTCAACAAATCCACGATTAGCACAATTTCACAGACCAAATGGTATATGCCTCGATAGTAGTGGCAATTTTTATATTACGGATAGTTATAATAATAGAATTCGTAAGATTTCAAATACAGGTGTTGTAACTACAATAGGTGGCAATGGAACCGCTGGATTACAAGATGGCAACGGGGCTGCAAATACTATGTTTTCACTTCCGCAGGGAATATGTGTTGATAGTGTTGGTAATCTATATGTAACAGACACAAATAATAATCGTGTTCGTAAAATTGATACCAGCCAAAATGTTACAACTATACCACATACTATCAACGTACCGCAAGATATAAAAATAACAGATGGAGATGAGTATTTAGTAGTGAGCGCATATCCTGCATACGGAAGAATAATAACCCTATAAATTACCATATGGTTAAAGCAAATGCCGAACGTGCAATTCCAGTTCAGACGAGATATCTTGGCGAACTGGATAAATAATAACCCGGTATTGGCGGTCGGTGAAATTGGAATAGATACAGACACACGTCAATTTAAAATAGGCTATGCATCTCTGCCTTGGCTAATGTTACCATACGTCGGATTAGAGGGCTCTGCAGGAACTACAGGTCCAACGGGGCCTAGAGGAAACAGCGATCCCTTATTTCAAACCGTACAATCACAGCAAAATGCAGTTACAATTCTACAACAACAAGTATCTAGTCTAATGTCAGTGACAGGTCCCACTGGACCAGGATACACTATCACAACATTTGCAAGTGGGTTTAATAATCCACACGATATAGCTGTGGACTCATTTGGTAATGTTTATGTGACAGATAATAATGATACACAAATTAAAAAGATTAGCAACGGCGTTACTACAACAGTTGGAACTAGATTTGATCAAGTATTCGGTATAGCTGTAGATTCGATTGGTAATGTTTATGTGGCAGATGTTTACAATGAACAAATTAAAAAAATAGACATATCAAATAATACTACAACAATTGGAACTGGGATTAATAGCGTACGAGATGTAGCCGTAGATTCGGCTGGTAATGTTTATGTAACAGAATTCATAAGTGGTGTAATTAAGAAAATTGATATATCAAATAATATTACAACATTTGCAACTGGATTTTCCCAACTGCGTGGTATAGATGTAGATTCGATTGGTAATGTTTATGTTGCAGATGCTGGAAATGGTGCGATTAAAAGAATTACCAACGGTGTTACTACAACAATTGGAAGCGGATTTACTTACGCATACGATGTAGCTGTGGATTCGGGTGGTAATGTTTATGTATCAGATCCTGTGAATTATAGAATTAAAAAGATTAGCAACGGCGTTACTACACTACTTGATTTAGGATCTGCGTATCCAGCCGGTATAGATGTAGACTCGGCTAATAATGTTTATTTTGTAGATACCTATAATAATCAAATTAAAAAGATTACATTTTATTAAAATAAATGTATTATGTGAGTTCTCATCGTAAATTACCGAATGCTTAAATCAAATGCAAACCGTGCAATTCCAATTCAGGCGCGATGTATCCAGCACATGGACAACTTATAATCCAACACTGGCTGGTGGTGAAATAGGATTAGAAATAGATACATACCAATACAAGATAGGCGATGGAGCTACACCTTGGAATGGACTGCTATATGGTGGAGTGGGAGGGTCTAATGGAAATACTGGACCCACCGGACCTCCTGGACCTACCGATCTGCTAACCAATCCGCAACAAACTCAACAAACTTCGATTACAACTCTACAACAACAAGTAGCTACACTAATGTCGGCAAGAGGTACTGGTCCCACCGGACCAAGTGTATCCGGATATACTATCACAACAATTGGTTGGTTCACAAGACCAACAGGTATAGCTGTAGATTCGATTGGTAATGTTTATGTTGCAGATACATTAGATAATTCAATTAAAAAAATTGATACATCAAATAATACTACAACAATTGGAAGTGGGTTTACAAGACCAGAAGGTGTAACTGTGGATTCCGCTGGTAATGTTTATGTAGCAGATACTAGAAATAATGCAATTAAAAAAATTGATACATCAAATAATACTACAACAATTGGAAGTGCAATTAACAATCCAACTCAGGTAGCTGTAAATTCATCTGGCGATGTTTATGCAACTAACACCTTTAAAATTTACAAAATTACGAACAATATTACCACAGAATTTTATAATTTCAATGTATCCAGAATAGGTGTAGATTCTTCGGGTACTGTTTATGGGACAAATTCTGGAGGACTTAACATATTTATTAATGGTATTAGAACATTTCTACCTGTATTTTCTAATCACTCTACTTTATTTGTAAATTCGAGTGGACATCTTTACATATATAACAATCGGTTTAGCAGAATTGACAAATTTGTTAATGGAATTAACACACCACTTGTAAGCCACATACCAGACTATATGGCCGTAGATTCTTTCGGCAATATTTACACAACGCACATTGACACTAATGAAATTAATAAAATTACATTTTATTAAAATAAGAGTATTTCATAGAAAATTTCCAGTGTAAATTACCATATGATTAAAGCAAATGCCGAACGTGCAATTTCAGTTCAGACGGGATATATCTGCAATATGGGCATTTTACAATCCAACACTAGCCGACAGCGAACTAGGATTAGAAACAGACACATACCAATATAAGATAGGTGATGGAACCACACCTTGGAATGGGTTACCATACGATGTATTATCCGGACCTGTTGGAGCTGTAGGTGCTACAGGGCCCACTGGACCCGCTGGACCTACCGGAGTCACGAGTCTAATTCAATCACATCAAACTTCAATTACAACTTTACAAGGACAAGTAGCTTCGTTAATTAGAGGAGCCACAGGATACAATATTACACAGATTCCTGTAGTTGGTAGTGTAATCATAAGTGGGGTAGCGGTAGATTGGCTCGGTAATCTTTATATTACCGATGCTGCTAATAATGTGGTTAGGAAATACACTAAGGCAACTGATAGTTGGTCACTGTTTGCAACTGGATTTAATACTCCACAAGGAATAGCTATAGATTCGGCTAGTAAAATTTATGTAGCCGATGTGACTAATGGTGCAATTAAAGGATTTTATATTGATAAATCATATATTGGAGATATTGATTATGGACCTACCCAAAGAGGTGTAGCTATAGACTCTGTTGGCAATATTTATATAGCTTCTACTCAAAGTAATCTAATCAAAAAGATTGCTAATAGCGGTGTTACCACAGTACTTTCTTCAGGAATATCTTGGCCGCAATCTGTAGCTGTAGATTCAATTGGTAATGTTTATGTAGCAGACTTAGTTGGCAACAAATGTTACAAAATTACCAATGGCGTTCGTACAGAAATTGGAAGTGGATTCAATAGGCCATATGGAATAGCTGTAGACTTGGCTGGTAATATTTATATAACAGATACTGGAAATAACGCAGTTAAAAACATTATTAATGGAGTTATTACAACAATTGCAACTATTAATGAGCCATATGGAATAACTGTAGACTGGTATGGAAATGTTTATGTAACAGATCACAATTCTACAATTTTTAAACTTACACCTTATTAACTATTCAAATTTTCTACTTAATAATACTTCCACCTTATAATGATATCACTTTTCTGGTCGTTTGTGGGATTTTTGTCAGGCCTCTTAATCTCGGTAACGTTTATACCGCCCACACGCGATTCGCCACAGGTTCCAACTCCCGATGGGGAAATGTTACATACGAAGACAGGATGTGTTAAATTCACATCAACAGAAGTTCCATGTAATAAACCAGTTTCACTTAATTTCATCGCAGCTCAACATAAATGATTCCCACGGAAGTGGATCCACTCATATCATTCATCATTGGTTTAGGAACAGCAATAATGCTTTTTCATAAACCATTTCAGGTTAGAAACACCTTAGCCATGCCTCTTGGCGAGATAGAAGGTAAAGTAATCTCGTTTGGCAAAAAGTGCTACACATATCACGCTGAAGATGCACGTTGCGAAATCCCGCCCTCTAAATAAATGGCAGATGGGGCGACAGACTTATCCGACCTTCTTGGAGCAGGGCCGGTCCAGAATCCATCCTTGCCACAGTCGACCACGTTTTCTCCAATTGTTACTGGTGGCGTAGATCCATTCATTTCACCAATGAATACTTCCCCACAAAAGCCAGTTCACACTGCATCTCAGTCTCATACATTTAGTGTCATCCGTCATTCAGTCAAAAATGTTATGGTCTATGTTGGGTTCTTTGCTGCAGCCATGATTATTTCTATGACGACTCCTCGCTCTCTAATTCTTCAGTATATCCCAAACACATATACGTCGGGTGGCGTTCCATCCTACATGGGAGCCGGTATTCTTGCCGGTGTAGCTGTAGTGATCGCTTACCTATTAGCCGTCCTAGTCAACTCTATTTTGTAAAGTAAACATTCTTCAACCCATATTCTCGAATACACTTGTTCAAAAGGACAGTGCATTCAGGACAAGGCTGTGAATAGCAGAATTCTGCTTCCCCACCACTCATACGAATACGCATTACATAGATATCCGCTCCACGCAACTTGGTCGTATCTACTGACCGCAGAAGGTTCTTCTCTGCGTGAATGAAGTTTTGGGAACCACGCGACGCAGCCCCATTTGTTCGTGATGCTACCTTATTGGTGGCAGTAGCAAGAATCCTACCCCTCTTAACGATAATCGCAATATGAAGCTTCGTAGCGTGATTATCAACTAGTTTCGCGGTTCTAGGATCCAGCAGAAACTTATCTAAAAGTGACGGTCGATTAATGCCACAGCTCGGGTCGAGGTATTTTTCATAGTCTGTCGGATTATAGCTTGCAAAGTTCATGTTGATACCACATACTTATCGTAAAACGTATTCGTTTTCATTTGGAAGAATATAGCATATGTGGGATAAATACAGGCGCAATTCTAAGGGGTGGGAAAAAGACCCACCCGCAATTCTCCATCCCAGAATTTGGCTGGGTTCGGCTGATATACCATACAACCCAAATATCACTCACGCAATCAATTGTGCAGGGGATGAATTCACACATCCGCTCTATGAAGATAGAACGGTGTGTTTGGGAGCATACGATAACATCAATGAAGATATTACAAGATACTATCCACTATTTGAAGAGAATATGAATAAGTTTCTATGTGACCCTGCATGTAACATTGTATACGTTCACTGCGAGTGCGGTATCAATCGGAGTGGATTTCTTATGTTAATCTATTTGTGTCGCAAATTTGGGCTCACACTTGAGGAATCTATAAAAGCAATCACAATTCAAAGACCATGTGCTCTAACAAATCCTGCATTCCGCCGACAGGTAGTTGAGTATATCAAAAAACATGAGTAGTAATAATGGCAGATGCTGGGAGTAACCCACTTTATTCTGCGTTGGCGGCAGGAGAAGATGTAATAGATGATGTGTTAGGACCAGACTATAGCTATGCGGATAACATCAAGGGTCCGTCGTCATTAGGTGTTGGTTCTGCAGGAACATTCGGTCAGCTAGGCACAAATGCAAATGCGATCGCTTATTATGTTGAAGCTCTAATCACAGGAGACCCCCCACTGGGTAATCAATTTTTTGTTAATACTGGAGGCACATGTTTAGCACCAGACGGGCAACTAAGATCAAGATACAATTATGTGAATAATATGAACACTGGAGCAGGGAAACAACCATCTGCCATCGGAGAATTAGGGGCAAGTTTTAATGGTTTAATTCCGGGCGTTGTTGATGATATTGAAGGATTGAACCCATTATACATCTTCGCTGCTATGACAGCTGACGCATCACCTCCTTGCCAATGTTACCAATGCCCGGTAACATCTGGTAGCCCATATCAATTTATTACGACAAGTTTAGACCCTGATTTTAATTCAGATATATGCCAAGCTGTAGATACCTCAAACTGCCCACCACCCACTCCATCTTCAGAATCATTCACGAATCCAGGTTCAGCAATTCCAACTATTCTTGCTGGTTTAGGATTTCTCTATTTGATATTTTCAGGGAAGCGATGAAAACTTATCAATGGATAACATTTTTAGAATAAAGAAGTCTAGGGATTTATCTGCAAAGTCTAAGGTTCAAGATATGTCGGGAACCTTAGATTCTATCCATCAAAATTTGATTTCATCAATGAAAGATGTAACTGTTAATATTGATGACCTCAGAGCAAGAGAAATTGAGATTGAGCAGCAACTTGAAGATATGGTTGAAGTTTATACAGCTACAAAGCTTCAAGAAGAGTTACGAACCATACGAAAAAGATTATGTCAAGATGATCCACTTAAAGATTATTACTTGAAAAATGCTGATATTATCATGAAATATTATGGATCGGGAGATAAGATACAATCCGTATCTACGACCCCTGCCGACCAGAATACATTTGTGAAGTATCTTGCTGCTTCAAGACCCGAAGATACCGGTATTTCTAAGAAAGATTTATATGACGAATTTACTTCGCGTATGAAACTGAATACTGGTATTGAACCATCTGAGAAAGTTAAAGATACTACAGAGCATTGTGACCGCTGTAATATCGCAAGAGAGGAACTTTCCGAAGACGGTATCCTTGTATGTCCTAAGTGTGGTTCTGAAGAATATATGTTGGTTGTTTCGGACTTTCCAAGTTTTCGCGATCCACCAAAGGAACGTAATAACTATGCATACAAAAAGATTAATCATCTAAATGAGATTCTGAATCAATTTCAAGCAAAAGAGTCTACCATTATTCCTGATGAAGTTATGAATGAAGTTATTTTAGAAATCAAAAAGAGAAGAATTCAAAATGTTGCAGAGTTAAGTGAGATAGCTATGCGAGAGATTTTAAAGAAGCTGAATAGATCTAAGTATTATGAACACGCAACACACATCCTCTCCCGACTCAACGGAAATCCCCCACCAACCATTACACCGGAGATTGAGGAAAAAGTACGTGCGATGTTCCAAGAAATACAAGCCCCTTTTCTCCTGTATTGTCCTGATGACCGCACTAATTTCCTGTCGTACTCTTATATTCTTTATAAATTCTTCGAACTCCTAGAGCTAGATGAGTATAAGATATACTTTCCTCTGCTAAAAAGCCGTGACCGCCTCATAGCTCACGACACAATTTGGGAGAAGATTTGTTCTTATCTACATTGGGAGTTTATCAGGAGCGTCTAATCAATACACTGACTTTGGTAATCGAGCCAGTCCTCCAGCTGCTCCATGTAATCCAGCCACTCTTCCCATTCTTTGATGTGATTGTCGTACTCCATGACATCAAAGTTCTGTGTCAAACCAAATCCGTTTTCACAAAGAGAATCTTATAAATAAAAATGGCAACCCGAAACAGTCTTGTCGTGGGTAATACTTATGAATTTGAGGATTCAAAGTATTCTCTAGGCGAGTATCTTGGCAAGATAGTAGTTCAGTGTGGAGAGCGTAATTGTAAGTGTCATCTCTCTCCATCAATGGAGGTGTTCCAGTTTGCTAATGGAAATTATACAGAGACAATTTTTAAGATGGGACTAGCACTGAAAACGGATTTTGTAACGCAGCAATCGAGTTAGGTAAAGATGTCAACCATTACAAGCAAAAAGGATCTTCAAATTGGTAAGACGTACGCCTACGTCACCAATAATTACATTTTGGGAGTCTATAAGGGCGAGACAACCCCCCAGTGCGGGAAGAAGTGTAGGTGTGAACTACCGGCCGACACGGAGATTTTCGTGTTCAGCAATGGACAGCATGGCAACATGATATTTGATGTGGGACTGGTGAAAACGGATTAATAAACCTCGTAGGTAAAGAGAGTCAAAATGGCAACCATTACCAACGACATCGCACAAATCATGACACTCATTGACTGGAAAAAGGTTAACGAGTCGCTCAAGACAGTCAACCGATGCCCGAATCTCAGCCACAGAATCGAGCTCTTCCGATACGTTCACACGAAGCCAGGCGCAAGCATCCGCAAGACGCAGATGCTTTCGTCGGGTAGGACGGTCAGCGACGTCACGCTGAAGGAGAATATGTCTGACTTCATGCGTACCATCTTCTCTGCGTATTCGGGAAGAACAACTACTTACAGCATTCGCGTCTCTGATGAAATCTGTGCGTTTATTCTTACAATCTGCCAGTCTGATTGAAAACGGATTCGTGAAGGTCAGGCTTATAGACCTTAAGCACTCAAGTACGACAAAATGGCACTCGTCAATCACAACAACGCAACAATCACGTACATCGCCTCGCTCATCGACGCCGAGAAGTTGCGCGGCCAGCTCATCCGCGCGAACCAGAACAATCAGTGGGACCACACGTTCGTCGTCTTCGACTACATCAGCTCGAAGTCAGCTGAGGGGATCCAGAGCGAGCAGATGACTCCGGATGGGATTTCGCTTCACGCGGCGCTCAACGACGCGGAGGTCAAGGTGGCCCTGCAGGCTCTCTACTGCCCGAACCAGAACTGCGTGCTCCACACCCGGCGCAAGATTGACTACTCGGTGCCCGGGGGTAAGCCGACGGACAAGCGCCAGCTCGTCATGAAGGTCTACTCGGATCCCTACGACGACATGCCGTCGCTGATCCAGATGAACACGACAACACCCTTCGTGTGGTAGGCAGGAAAAAAGTAGGAAGGCGGGACCTACCCATTTTTCCTTTATAGGTCCGGGTCCTCATCATCTAAAGGACCATCATAATCTCCCTCTGCGTCATCTTCATCATCTACTTCAACGTCGCATTCATACATTGGCTCCCAAGTCATGATGACGTCGTCGTTGTCCTCGTAAAGGATGATACGCCGGAAATTTGTGCCTTCCTTGAATTCATTGTCGATATATTCGATTAGCATTCTACTGTATCTATTTACTGTCACCATAAAATTCGTTTTCAGCATAAAGACATCCTCCATAATCTACGTGAGCTAACTGATTCGGTTGATTTTCACGACACCCCAAGCATGTCTGGATTCCAATGTTAGTTAGAATGGCATTCCCTTCTGCTCTAGACAATCCCTCGTCGACATACGCGTCTATAAAATCGATTATTACTTTTTGAATTTCGGCTTCTTCACAGTGCCTACGTAAGGATCTGAGAAGGAAACGGACAGCATTATTAATCGTCGTCAGCATGTAGGTTATTATTTTTTAACACCCAATTCGTTTTTTGTACCATTCCATAAAACACCCCCCAGAACAAAAATTCCACCAATATTTTTCATTAACCTTGTTTATTAAACAATGTCTGCAATGATCCATTATTAACACATACCATACTTGTCTGAAGCTAGTTTACAATCCCCCGAAGGACATTTAACAGAGTTTGGTGGACATTCATGGTCTACCTTTGTGGAAGGATTATCAAAGCCTTCCATCACCGCGTAGTAAAGATAGTGGTTGGCAACAGCAAAGATTAGGCCGTGAGCCACAAGCTGAACGTTAAATGATCCTGGAAATCTGAAGAGAACTCCAGGAACAAGAGCTACGAATAGAACAACTTTTAGAAATAGAGCTTTAGGGCACATCATTTGCTTAATTAGTAGGTTATTTACTCGGCAGTGGTGATTTTAGTAAGGCATTTCCTGCCGGATTGGGGAGACAGTCAATCTCACCTTTTTGGTTTACTCCGGCTACGTGTGTTTTGGGGCATGCGCCACCATAGTTCGCGAACATCTCACGAACGTAGCGCCAGTAATAATGCATGACAAATGTTGCTACAAATGAAAATAAGACCGCGTGGACAAGAAGGACAGTTCCACGTGAGCTATGCTTTGGTAGAGTTACGACAACCCCTGGCACAAAAGCTACGAATAATAACGCAGATAATAGTGCACTTACGAGATCCATTTATACATTGGTTTGAAGTTTTTTAGCGTCTGAAAACAGCCTTCCAGAGAAGACGGCTCACTACAGCAAACAGTAGACCGTGAACCGCGAGAACTAGATTGCGGCTGCCACCTGGGGGGAGCGTAACGAGGACACCAGGGACGAACGCGGCAAATACAATAGCCGTAAATAGTATCTTCTTCCAGTCCATTTTTACTTTCTACGAGAGACTTTTTGTGAACGCTTAAGGACATTCTTTAAAAATTGGACTCGACGGCGAGTTTTGAGGGTGTGCTTTTTTGGGTGGGCCAGGACTTCGATTTTAAATGCCATTGGCGTCGATCCAACGCGGAGAGCTTGTTTGGTAAAGGCTCCTTTATCCATCTTGGCTACTGCCTTCTGAATCCACTTGCGCGAACGACGACGACCAGCATTTTGAATCTGAAGAGGATGGATCGGTAAAGGTTGTGTCTTAAAGTCAGTGCTATTAGCGTAGAGACCGGCGACACTCATTTAACTTAACGCAGAGGATTGATTTGCGGGACAGGAATTACACCCTGCTACTTTGACCTCCGAAGAAACATTGTAAGCATACGCACATGCTATCATTAAAAACAGAAGTGCAGCCATAAACATCATTTGCTTTGTAACAAGAGTTTTCACTCAATAATCCTAACACAAGAATGGGAATCCCGTTTTACTTCGCAAGTCTTTCAAAAGCCCACAAGGGAATTATTCAATCGGTCAAGAAAGACCAACCGCTTACAGTCGATGTGTTCGTAATCGACTTCAACTGTCTTATTCATCGATACTTAAAAGATGAAGACCCATACGCTTCAATTTTAGACGCATTGCAGCACATTATGGATACAGTTTGTAAATCAAAATTGGTAATCATTACTATGGATGGACTAGTTCCTTATGCAAAAATTGTTCAACAGAGATATCGGCGGATGCGCGTTAAGGAGACTGAGGGAACGTTTGATCGTAACCAAATCTCCCCAGATACTCCATACATGCGTGAGTTGGCTGGTGCTTTGAAAGCTCGATTTCCATATGCTGTCATTAGTGCGACAGATATCCCGGGTGAGGGAGAGCATAAGCTAATTCATGAACTCAAGAGTCTTAAAGACGACGAAAGACGATCTATTTGCATTTATGGCCTAGATGCCGACCTGATCCTAATTGCTCTACAACATCATGCTCTTTCGGATCCTTACAAGATGTGGCTACTACGTGAGAGTGCGGAGTTTAATGATCCCAAATTAAAGCAGGCTGAATTTGCCGCTCTATCTGTTTGGAATCTTTTAACCGAGTTACCCATGCCAATTGAGCAATATATGGCACTAGGAATGCTCTGTTTTGGAAATGACTTTATGCCTAATTTAGCTATGTTCTCTTTGCGGGAAGATGGGTATGACCGAGCGTTGCAGACGTATGAAAAGTCTGGGAGACCTAATCTCTTAAAGGCCGACGGAAGGCTAACATTCTTGAAGTTTGCGGCTCAATCCGAAATGACAGTCATACGCGAACGTATCGGACTTCGTAAACGACCAGAAGAGAAGGCACTTCTAAAAGATAAGTCACTATTCAAGGTTAAGTATGGACTTCATGTTTTAGATGGGGTTGAAAATATGGCTCCAGTTGTGGAAGCATACTGGAAAACATTTCATTGGACTTGGCATTATTTCAAGACCGGAACTCCAATTAATTGGTCTTGGGTATTTCCTTATGCCGACGCACCACTGATTGAAGATATCATTTCATATCCCGAATCAGAAGTTGAAGAAGCACCACTTAACTTTACGATAACTAAACAGTTACAGTTTATTATGCCACACGAATCACTCCGCCTAGCAAAGAGATTAGTTGTATTTCCTAATGAGATTCATTCAGAGACGAGAAATCCATGGATGAAACGTCATGACTGGGAAATGAAACCTAGAATCTCTCTACCATGGCATCCAACCGATGAACTTACTTCCGTCTGCGAGATACCAGTCTCCCGTTAACAATCGCTAGTGCTCCAATAATTGGACCACGGGGATTTACGGGGGGACTATCGACACCAAAATTAAACACATCTGCTTCGGGAAATGTTAATCCTATGTAAGATGTCATCCGATTTTTCCAATATGTTTCGTGTAAATTTTTCATTTGTTTAGCAGACTGAAGCGACATAACACCGATGCTCATATACTGAATTCCTACCCAGTTTCTGATAACGTGTTCAAAGTATTTTTCTCTGAATTGTAGCTGGTCGGTTTGAGACGTAGCATTTCTCAAACTATCTAGACATTCCAATACTGTTTTCGGCGTCGGTTTATCAATTCTTTTATTTACAGAATTATGCATTCTGCAAATAGCAAGGAATAAATCATAACGAGACGCATTCCAAGTTGAAACTCGTGATTTATAGTGTGAAAATGTTGTAGCAAAGTGATTTCTACAATCTAGACACGTAATCGAATTGCCAAAAGCTTCCATAAACATATTCAACTGGACCTTATCATTCAAATCTGGGGATTCCGGATATGCAACCGACAAGGAATGTAAGGTCATCCAACCTAACGGCCCCCAAATGGCACTCATTAATAATACACACTAAACAAATCCTGCCAGCATTCCGCCTTCTAGAATCTCTCTGAGTAATGGAGTTGGTGCATTCCCCTTCGAAAGTCCACTCTTAATCACTGTCTGTTTCACTTTCTCGTCAGACATCTTAGCTATTTTCTGCTTAATTGTTTTTCTATGGCGAGAAGCTCCAGAATCAGTCATTAACCGAATCGTATGTTTGCGCGACTTCTTAAAAGGTGGATGCTTAGCTGGATCTCCAACTGGACGAATCTTCATAATTCCACGAGGGAAGGTTTTTGTTGTTTTACGTCTTCCAGCGGTAGGGGCTAGAGATGGGTTGTTTACAGGTTTAATGTAAGTATTCTTGGGTGTTTCTTCGCCACCCGTTTTGGTAATAGTGACTTTGCCGTCCATTCTTATTAAAAACGAATGACAATAGATTTACGCCGAAGAACACTCATATTACTACCATGGAGTGGGATGCTATCAAGATGTATTTTCAAAACAAGGGTGTTCCGAAGCTGGT